ATGCAGGTCTGGCTCGGCAAGCAGGTGCTCGGTCAGAGGGACAAGCAAGAGATCACTGGCGACAACGGCGGCGCGTTGCAGATCAGTATTACCAGACGCATTATAGACCCTGGCGTGAAGGAATAGCGCGATGGACCCGGAGATCATTCAAATCGCCTTGATGCAGAATTTGGGCATGGACGAGAGAACGGCCTATCGCTCTGCTGTTGAGATAGCTGCAAACCCCGTGCTCTATAGCGATGTGCTGTCTAATATCGGCCTGTTGCAGCAGTTTGGCGGCGACATTTCGCCCAATAACGAAAATACAAACCAGCAGGCTGTTCCCGGATATGGTTTTGGCGACATGCTTGGCACAGCCATTTCTTTCGGCACGCCAATGGGGATCGCCGGCACGCTCGCTGGGCTCGGCATCGACATAGCGCGAGGCGTCAATCCGACATCGCTGGGCCTGACTAACTCGCTGTCGAGAGCCCTTGGCTACACGGGTCTGGCCGACGCGTTGGGATTTGGCGGCAGGTCTGACCCAGGCACGGGATCGCTAGGATTTGGCGGCTTTACCCACGCGGATGACATGTTCGGCGGCATCACCGGCCCAGGTGATGGTGGCGTTGGTTTCGGCGGCGGGTATTCTGCGGCGGAGGATGCGTTTGGCGGGATATCCGGCGAGGGCGGTCCCGGTGCGGACGGAAGCTCAGGCAGTGGCGGAGGCAACGACCCTGGCGGCGATGAGGGACAACCCGGCGATGCTTATCATGCCGGCGGCTATGTCGAGCATCCCGACGTTCCGTTCGGCGGAGAGTTCCGCCCGAGGATGCTTGAGGGCGAGTTTGTTATGCCGATTGATGCGGTTCTGTATTACGGCACCAAGCAGCTCAGCGGCATGATCAACGAAGCGCGCAGACCCGATGGCCGCAGGGGAAGGCGCTGATGGATACTCTGCTTAATATCACCAGACGCATCATTGATTTTGGTGTGAGGGAGTAAGGCTATGGACCCGGAAATCATCCAAGGTGGCTTGATGGAGAACCTTGGCATGGACGAAGGCACGGCCTATGGCTATGCGGCGGTGATATCTGCAAGCCCGGAACTCTATGGCGACGTGCTGGCGAAGATCGGCTTATCGGATGGTTTCCAAGCCGGGTTTAGGGCTGCGAACGATCCGCGCGCGGTGGTCAACAGATCGAACATGACGCTGGCCGATTGGCGAATTGCGGGTGACGCTTTAGTTGGTGCGCTGCGTGAAACGTTTAATCCAATGACCGACACGTTGGGAATGGGGGACACAGGGATGGCGGCGGCATCCACATCGATGCGTCCGACCGAGGACATTCCAATGCCAAACCTTGGCCGATTTATATTGGGTGGTATTGCCGATCCTGTAGGAATTGGCGAAGATATTGCAAGCACGGCAGCAGACCCGTCCTTGGCAAATCTTGGTTTGACCGCTCTCGGGATGTTGCCGTTTGTGCCTGCGGGAATGACTAGGTATGAAAAGGTGGGATCTAATATCGCCAAGAGATTGGAAGATATTCCATCGGCGGAGGAAATTGCTGGAAAAGGAAAGAGAATTGCTGGTTCCGGGACAACAGCAATAAAATCCCAGCAACCGACGGCATTGCAAAGTAGCTACAGTCGCGGTGTAGTTGATGAAGAATTGGTTCCACCTGTACAAGTGAACATAGAAGATTTGGAGGGTAGCACTCTTCATGGTATTGTTGGCGATACGTCTGGTCGGCATACGGTAGAACAAGTCAATGATGTTGTTTTTACCAATCCAATTCCAACGCAAGGCGGGTTCCAATACATTGACAGACCGGGCAGCGGATATGCCGGAGCGGCGAGCCCCACGTCGAGCAAGTTGAATGAGGCTTTCAGATCGAAAGATCCGGTCTACGTTAGTGTATTGATGGGCGAGAGTTCATCAGATTTTGCTGTTCCAACCTCAAGGATATTTGGCGAGATGCTCAGACATGCGCCGATTTCCAAGAAGGACGTTCCGAAGATAGATGAGCAGATCAGAAAAATTGGCATGTCTGTTAAAAAGAAGGAAATCGTTAATGGAGAAGAGGTGATTTATAGCGAGACGATATATCCATTTGCTGATTTTAAGAGCATTGGAAGGCCCGGTTATTTTGATGAATACGTTGAGCAACTTCCAACTGGAAGCCTTCGTGCGGCATTATTAAAAGGGTTGGACAAAGCAAATTTGCAAAAGATGGGGTTGCCAAAAGTATCAGATGCGCGTCTTGCAATGGCAGATGAAGCCCAAATCGGCATGGACTGGGGAACGACAGGATACCGAACTTTTGTTCCCGACGTTAATCGCGGGATATTGAAAACAACACCAGAACAATCTCTTACATATGCAGCCGGCGTTGATAAAGTTGGGCCATCAGGAACGCTTATTGGCGAGGGTAGGGGCATACCATACGCGCTGATGTTCCCGGATGTCTCGTCAGAACTTAGGAAAAAGGGAAGTGGCGGGGGCCTTCCGATGACCAGTCCAGCTTATAAAGTATTTGAAGGCAGCCCTAAGCGAGCCCAGCAGTTGGTTACGCCAAAGGTTGTTGATCTCGTATCTAGTTTCAGAGAAATTGAAGATAGGTATGGTCGGAGATCAGCTATGCAATTTGCCGCTGACACGCTGAAAGACGTAAATGTTACCAAGGCAATGATTGATGCTGCGCGGCGTGCACACGCTCCGAAGTGGATGATCGCGGCAATGGCGACTGCTGCCGGTGTATCGGCGGCTCAGGAAGGGGAACGCGCAGAGAGCCCTGACGGCACATGAACCTCGAAATCAAAACCCCGCGCTGGTCTCTGCCGATCTTGGAGGCAGAGCGCCCGCGCTATCTGGCGGCATACGGCGGGCGAGGATCTGGCAAGAGCCATTTCTTTGCCGAGATGTTGATCGAGCGCTCGGCCATGGGAAGGGTCGATGCGGTCTGTGTGCGCGAGGTCCAGAAGTCCTTGGCGCAGTCCGTCAAGAAACTGTTGGAGAATAAAATTGAGGAGATGGGCGTTGCCCATCTTTTTGACATCAAGCAGAGCGAAATCCGCAGCGTTCATGGCGGGATCATCATATTCCAGGGCCTACAGAACCATACCGCCGACAGCATAAAGTCACTCGAAGGCTACGATATCGCCTGGGTCGAGGAAGCGCAGAGCCTAAGCCAGTTCTCGCTCGACATCTTGCGCCCGACGATCCGCAAGCCGGAGAGCCAGCTTTGGTTTACCTGGAACCCGCGTTTTGACGACGACCCAATCGAGGCGCTGTTGCGTGGTCCGAATGCGCCAGATCACAGCGTCGTGGTGCCGGTGAATTATGCAGACAATCCATGGTTCCCGGATGTCCTGCATGCCGAGATGGAATACGACAAGCGCCGCGACCCGGACAAATACATGCACGTCTGGCGCGGCGAGTACGTCCGCAACAGCGAGACGAGGGTGTTCAAAAACTGGACCGTGGAAGATTTCGACGCGCCTCCAGACGCGATACACCGGCTTGGCGCAGACTGGGGATTTGCCAGCGACCCAACGGTGGCGGTGCGCAGTCATATTATCGGGCGCAAGCTATACATCGACTATGAGGCATATCAAATCGGCTGCGAGATTGTGGACACGCCGTCGCTGTTCATGTCGATCCCAGAGGCGGAACGCTGGCCGATGGTGGCGGACAGTGCTCGGCCAGAAACCATCTCGCACATGCGAAAGAACGGCTTCCCCAAGATCCAGCCGGCTATCAAGGGGCCAAAGTCCATCGAGGAAGGCGTCGAGTGGCTCAAGAGTTTCGACATTGTCGTGCACCCTCGGTGCAAGCACACCATCGATGAACTGACGCTCTACAGCTACAAGGTCGATCCGAACACCGGATCGGTGCTGCCGCTGCTAGAGGATAAGGACAATCACGTTATCGATGCGCTTCGCTATGCCTGCGAAGGCGCGAGGCGGGCAAACTCCCAGGCAAAGCCGAAGGCCAAGCCGGTCGCTACGCTGATGCCAATGGCGAGTTAAATATGACTGTTGTTCCGCATGGCGGAAAGTGCTATTGTTATATGGAAACACTATTTGGAGCGATCCATTGGCACGCATGACCAAAGCCGAGCGGCTCGCGAGCGTCCACGAAGACGCTCTGCTTGAATTTGACCGCATCCAGTCCGCGATGCGCGAAGAGCGCCTCCAGTGCCTGGAGGATCGCCGCTTTTATTCCATTGCCGGGGCGCAGTGGGAAGGCAACCTGGCGGAGCAATTCAACAACAAACCGCGATTTGAGGTCAACAAGATCCACTTGGCGGTCATGCGGATCATCAACGAATATCGCAACAACCGGATCACAGTCGATTTTGTCAGCAAAGAGGGCAACGAG